GGGTGGACGCCTTCAAGCCGTGATAGACTGCGCTGACCTAAGACTATGCTCACGCAGCACCTTTCTGGATTAGGCTTATTAGTATGCCAACCAGCAACATAATGATTGTACCCGCCGCAGTCATGCCAACGCTCTCCAGACGCTTCATGCGCGCGCAGATACTCTCATACCGAAATGCACAGACCTGTTCGTGTGTATTAAGCTGTGCTTGTGTTTCGTCGATAGTGGCCATTGTTAGCGCCTCATCATGTTGCGGGACATTTTACCGTATATTGGCACGGGGTAGCCGTCGGAATAGTCAATGTCTATCAACGGCTCACCAGAGTCAGGGTCAAACTTAGGAAACGCGTAATCAGACGGCTGGTTAAACGGACGCATTGCCGTTTGAGCCATTATGTTCTGACGCACAGGTGAGTCTTTAGCCCCATACAAAAGCCTGTTTACATAGTCTTCAGCCGACCGCGTCTCCAGCAGGCTCCGCGCGCGGCTTGGCTGCGCCAACGCAGGCACTAACTTTTCCATTACGCCTGCCGATTTTTTCTCAAGCAATCTTTCAGCGGCTTGCGCGGCAGCTACGCCGCCGCCACCAACTTTAGGTAGGCTGCCCACCATACGCGCGCCCGCAGCAAACACATTTTCTGGTTGTATCATCCCCTCGACCTTAGCGCGCGCGCCTTCATCAAATCCAAGCCGCTGACTTGGGTTTAAATTTCCTAAACCTGTTTGGTCTACGTCTATTTGCGCTTTAATGTCGCGGCCCAGTTTTTTGGTTGTAGCTAACACTGGTCCTTGCAATTCTTCGTTAATGTCAAACCGGCCAAAACCTAAATTTTTTGTGACAAAGTCAGCGTTTCTGCCAGCCATAACTTCGGCAAACTGATCGTCTGGAAGGTCTGCTAATTTACGTTGAAATGTTTGACGCTCAATATCTTGCATACCTTTAGCAAAAGTGTTCAGGTAGTCTTTCCATCCGGCACCGCCTGCCGCTTCGATGGCATCGTCAATCGGCTGTTGCGCTGCGGCGACAAGTTGGGATGTGCCTTGACGCAATGCTTTAGGGTCTGTTGTGCCTAAAATGCTGGATACAAAGTTACCCATTTCGCGGCGGGCTAAGTAAAGCCCTTGCGCGTCAATGGTACCACCCATTTTAGCTGCACGGCGTTCCAGATTGTTTGCAAATTCTGACAGTATCCTAAACCGATCAGGGCTGACAAACTCTGCATTGTCCGCTTGCGCGCGCAGATTAGCTACTACTTTTGAAATATCTAGCTTCTCAAGACCTTGCGCGCGCAAGTTAGCCGCAACTTCGTCGGCAGACCGCGCGTCTTCCAAATATTGGCTTATGCGGGCGTCAAAGTTCGGGTCGTCCATATACCTTGCGGCGGTGTCAAGTTCATTCTGTAACGCGGTGCGGGCTTGAGCGGCCCTCCGTTCAGCAGGCGCAATAATGGTACGGCCAATATCCGCTGGGCCTAACGCCTGCTCACGCTGAATTGCTGTTTCGTCTTGCAACGCTTTCTTAGCGGCTGCAATTTTAGTCATAGCGTTTGTTTCAGTTTCGCCGCCGCGGAGACGATCCCGCACAATCTTCTGCGCTGCCGCGCGTTCGCTGGCTACATCTACAAGTTCTCCGCTAAATTTACCTTTGGTTGCCTTGAGCGTAGCCGCAGCAATTTCTGGTGTGAGCAGCTTTTTAGATGCTAGGAACTCAGCCGTGCTGGCTTTTATTTTTGCCGGTGCGTTGCTCAACGCTTTTGTTATAGCGTCTGCATTGCTGCTAACTAGTTCACGTAAAATTCTAGCTGCTTCCACTTCGCCAAGCCGCCCTGCAAGCATATCAAACGTCTTGCCGGCGCCAAACTTAGCCATGTGACCAATCACCGGAACCAGTGACCCCGCCGCTGCGGCTTCTAATATATCATTATCTGTTAGGATAGCGGAAGGAACAGCCGTAAGAGTGCCGGCAGCAGCCCTTGTCAGCATACGTTGACCGCGTTTCCCGATTATGTTCTGCCCGGCGGCTACAGCAGCTTTAGACGGCGCGCGCACACCAGCACCAGCGGTAACCGTGGCGCGGCCTAATTTTTCTAATGCCGTGGCGACGCGAGGGGCAACCGTAGTAAGTGCTTTGCCGCCTAAGCGTATGCCTGTACCAATACCTACGCCGACAGGCGCGGTAGCGAGAACTTCACCCGCAATTTTGCCGCCCGTAAAATAGTTAGGCCGGTCTTGTTGCGCTCTCGCACCTTGCGTGCCTAACTGCTGCTCCCTCCGCGCGGTACTTTCTTTAGAAACAAAAGGGTTAGGGATGTAATCTAGCGGGTTAAGGTAAGAAAACGCGTCAACAACCGGCTTCATGCCGCGTTCTATGCCGGATATGACGGCTGCGGTGCGGCTGACCGTAGGGCGAGTGCCAGACTCTGGATACTGCGCCAGAATTTTAGCCTTAACTTGCGCGTTTGTCGCGCCGGCAGGGCCAGTGATGCGATATTTGCGCCCGTCAGGCGCCATCATTTCATATATCGGCATCAGTTACCTACCACTTTAGCTTGTCCCCATCCGTCGCTACCTTTGGTCAGCGTCTTACGGCGCGCAGGCGCGGCTGCGGGGGTTTCACCCGTTAATCTAGCGTAGCGTTTGTCAGCGTTTTTAATGCCATCACGTAAAATTTCTACAAATTCTCGTGCCGCTTTTACAAACCCAATTTCTGACTGCGCCCGCTTTACACGGGCCAATGCCATGGTAGCTTTCTCACCTTCTATCTGTGTTATGGAACCTCCTCCGCGCAAATCGTTAAACGCTTTTAGAAAGGCACCGCCCTGTACTTGTTCAAGAAGCGCGTCAAAATCGGCGGCTTGTGTGCCTTGGATAAACCGCACACCGGGAATACCAAAGCCTACCACGCCTTCAAAACCACCATGCGGACGGCGGCCACCTTTAGGGATAACAATGCGGTCCCGTTCAACACGAGCGTCGCCAATCATTTGGTCTAAAGCATTTAAAGTGGTACGGCTTTTACTTACAGTATCGGTATATGTTTCCAAAAAGTCGGCGTCTTTTTCAGCACGTTTAGTTGCAAATACTTCTTCGGCTTTACGCGCTAACCGCGGGGCTTTGTTGGTTTCTTCAAAATCTTCAGTGGCTTGCAGTTCGGCAATTTTCTGGGCTTTTATTTGTGCAGGTGTTCTTTGTTGTGCGGCGGCTTCTGCCGCAACGCGCGACAAAGGAACTCGTGCCGATCCGGGATACGCTCCTATATCTGGGTCTTTCCGCTGAACAGGTATGTATTGCGCCTCCGTGTTCCGCATCATCGACATATCGCCGTCTAGATTAGCAGTCCGCGATTGCGGCGCTGGGCCGCGCATAACAGCGAACCCTGCTTCGGGTCTTTGCACAGGGTTAGCCGCCATCTGCTGCTGGCCCATTCCGCTGTCAGCCAGCGACGGTGCATCCGCTTGGAGCGTAATGTTGGCCCGACGAAAAGCGTCTGTAAACGCCTGTCTATTTTCAGGTGGTTGTGTTGCTAAAAGCTGGTCAAAGTCTACCTGTGCTATGACGCCTGTTTGGAACGCAGAGTCTGCAATGCGCGACATTACTTCAGGCGTCATCTGCCCTGCGCCCATGCTGCCGCCAGTAAAGGACGCAGGGGTGTCCGTCATACCTGAGCCTCCCTTTATTCTGCGAATATCCTCTTGCTCAAAATCGGTAAGCGGCACAGCGTTATCAGGTATAAATCTAGCTTCGCCATATTTACCATTTGCCACTGGGCCAGCGGACGGCGCTAATTCCGGTGCTGCGGTCGGTGTTGCGCGGGGCGCGGGGGTATCCGCACTAGTGTCGCGCAAGGGGGTGCTTCTAGCAGCGCCAGTGAAACCGCCTATACGGGTGTCTATAATTGTATTTTCTGGTATAGGGTTCCCTTGAGCGTCAACAGCGTCTTTACCGGCATATTCCTTACTGGCTACAACGTCAGGAATAGTTTTATCCGCTATTTCCTTACCTTTTAACATTAACTGCACTCTATACTCCTGCGTCCATTCAGACGCCGGGCGTATGTAATCATTCCACGCAGGAATTTCCTTTACAATATTTGCGCGCAAGGCTTCAGCGCCAGCGATGTCGCCTTCCTTTAATTTACCTACGTCTCGGCTAAATTGATCCGCTACCAAGCCTACATATTCTAGTTGGGCTTTTTTAAGCGCAGGGCCTTGCAATTCTGCCGCGCGCCTTTCTTGCGCTTGGTTAATATCCATCGACTGTTGCGCCAAGGACGCTTGACGCTGCGCCGCTTCCTGCTGCTTTGCCATGTTCATCATGTTGACGAACTTTGCAGTTTGAGCCGTAGGATCAAGCATTTTTGCGCCGCGCGACTGAAGGGCTATCATTTGATTTGGCATGGTTTATGGTCCGTAAGTAGCATTTTCAGGGCGGTATATTGTGCTGGAGCCGAAACTGCCGCCCGGCTCAAAAGTGCCGCCGGGGCCAGCGCCGGTACCGCCGGGGGCGTTGCGGTTATAGTAACCAATTATAGCCTTGTTCATAGGATAGCTAGTTGCAATAGAACCGACTTGGCCCAGCGCGTTTGATAGTGCGTTAGCAGAGCCGATGTACCCAGATGCGCGGGCTTGGCCGGCGTTGTACAGGTTAGACGCTTGGTTCTGTCCTGCCTGCCCCGCGGCGCTAGTCATTACGTTCGTGGCAGACTGACCAGCACCCATCAGTGATTGCAGCGGGTTCAGCTTGGCAGACCGCTCGACCTGATAGCGGTTAAATGCGTTCTGGTATTCTTGGCTAGCTAAGTCCTGCCCGAAACGCTGCACACCCTTCAGGGTGGAGCCGGATAACAGATTGCCGCGGGCTGCTGCTGATCGTTCTAGCGCCTTCATGCCTTCCGCTTGGCGGAAAGCATAGCCGGGGTCTTGTTCAAAGTCTGACGCGCCAAAGGCTTTACCCATGCTGCCGTAGCCCGCGGCGGTCTTGTCGCCGCCGATACCCAGCAACTGCATAATTTCATTCTGCGCGGTAAGCCCGCCTTGGCGGAACGGCTCTTGAAGTCTGTTCTGCTCTTTGAACATACGTTCTTGGGCAGCATTGGCATCCTGCGCTGCTTGAACTTGCGCTCTAGATGCTTTCTTAGACGCGCTGCTAGCCATAAGACCGCTGCCGAGTGATGCTGCGGCGCCTACGCCGGCTGCTACCATTGCACCTAAACCCATTTTACGCTTCCTTCAGTTGCAGACGGTATGAAATACCGTGATCTTGCGCGCCTAGACGCTTATATAGCATAGAAATACGGGGACCAGAACCCCTTTTCCCTGCCTCAAAAAAGACTTCGTCAACACCTTTATTTTTTAATTCTTTAATTGCTTCGCGTTGCAGCTTCAAGCCCAAACCGGGGAACTCTGGCGACGCAAAGAATGTGGTATTCGTGGCTGTCAAAATGTCAGGCGATACCAGTGACGGCGATATGATTGTCATCAAATAACCAAACATCCTACCGTTGCAGCGCGCGGTCATTATCTGCATGGCGCCAACATTGTCTAGCCCCCGCATCAGCGGCAAGTTTTTATTCTGCCAGTTGCCCGGTGTTTCGCCGACACCCACAAGATGCTCATCGAACAGCTTGTCGGCGTCTTGCACCCAAGCGTCAAAGTCTTCTGTCTGGAAAGTGATGCCTTCGGGCGGCTCATTAACTTCCGGCTCCATCGCCGCTATCGTTTCATGCTTTGCAATCGACGCCAGCTTGTCCATCGCAGGGGCGTAGGCGGCGTAGTGACGCATCAAGGCAGGCATACTGATCTGTATGTTGACAGGGGCCAGACGCGCGTAGTGGTCAAGATCGTGCGGCTGTTGTAGGCAATGCTCGAACACGGCGGCGCAAGTGTTTTCTTCGTTCAAGCTGTCAAACGACACTGACATGACGTTGGGTATCCGCGCCTCGATCTGGTCTAAACTGCGGTCCAGCTTCAGCAGTATGGCGTCAAGTTTGTCGCGGTCAAACTGCGTGCCGGGTATGCTCATCAGACTTTCGGCAACTTCGTCGCGGGGACGACGCACAACCAGAACGCGTGCGTCAGGCGCAAACCTGTCCAGCAGCCGCCACCAAGGCGCGCCGGCTGTCTCCGCAGTGCCGATGTTAGGCTGCGAGAACCATGCTTGCACATCGTCAAGGCTACGCATATGCCGTAACTCTTCGTGGCCGCACATCCATTCACCATAAGTCAGAAAGCGGGACAGCCAAGCTGACCGCGATCTTGGTAATGAAAATACGACGAAAGGGGGCATTAGCTGACTAGCCGACCTGACGCACGGATGTTGATGGCGGACGCCGTGCCGGCGATTGTGCTGATGAAGCCATTGTTAGGCAGCACATGGCCGACCAATTCAGGAAACGTATATGTCTCGCTGGCCTGAAGCGTTTTAGACTTGACAATCAAGTTGTCGTTACCGGCGCTGCCCGCAGCCGTAATCAGGTTAACGCTGATCGTTGCAGCGGTTGCGCTGTAGTTAGTCGCAGTAAACTTGTCGATGATCGTCTGCACGCCGTTTGACGTGTACTGCGTTGTCTGCGCGTTCTCCGCTGTCTTGGCAGGGATGATGTTGCTAATTGATACGGCCATGTTAAACTCCTATTGCTCAGTCTGCGTTACAGCTAGTATAACAGCAGGCGCGGCTGGCGCAAAGGCTGTTGCTGCGACGGTAGAAATGCTGATGTTTGTATTGTCAGCAGCGTACATAACTTCAATGTAGTCCCCAGCAAGAAGCGAAGCAACCTCGTTTAGCGTCACCACCAAATACCCATTGTTAAGTGTAATCGACGCGACGCGGGCTGAATTGGGAAAGTCGGTTGCACCGTTTTTGCGGAGCCAAACCCACACAGATTTCTGCGAAGAGTTAGTCGATGTAATTTGTACTGATGCTGCGATGTTATACAGCCCTGCTTGGGCAACGACGATACGTGATGTAGGCGTCCCACGCGACACACCGCTTGCGATTTCAGTATTAGTAAACGTCAGCGCATAGGCAGTATTGATGACTGCTGGCGCTTGGCTATCTGTTTTCGTAAACTCACCGTAGTATAACTGCTGCTCAATAGTGGGCCGCACGAAAATAATACCGTCGGTCGTACCGACCTGTAGAACTGCTGCTACAGGGATGACATTATTAGGTGCTGTAGGTTTCACGTTTGTGAACCCGCCCGCAACAGTCGGAGATGCGTAAAGAATATCACCAAGTGCAAATGCACTGGTATTTAAGTCGCGGACAAAACCGAAGGTAGTGCAGTAGCCCTTATTTCCCGTGTCTGGTAGGTCATGTGTCATGACACCAACGACATAGAGCGTTGGTGTGGAACCATTGGCTAGGTATGGCGCGACCGATAGCGCGCTATCAGGGACTGCCCCTGTGAAACCGACGACAGTACCGTTGGGGATGAGCACCCCAGTGTTGTTCTGGACGCGAGCATAAGTTTCCAGACCTATCTGCTGAACAACATCGTACTCCATGCCAAGGTTAAGCGTCTGATCGGTGTCATTCCACGCCATACGCGCAATTTTGTCTACGTAAGGGGCGTTCTGCTCCCAATCCATGTAGTTAGTGCGCGATGTATTTGAGTTTTGAATTGCCGGCGCCGTCGCAGTCGCGTCACTTAACGATTGCAATTCCGCACCTAAAGACGACACCGCCGATGCTACATCAGGCGCGCTTTCCAACCCCTGAACAGCCTCACCGAATACAGCGTCATAAGACGCCAGCAGCGATGCCGTGTCAGGCGCTAACTCGATTTCATCTTGGTTGGTCTGCGTCGCAGTCAACAGCGACAGAAAGAACCTGTACCATTCACGGCTAATCGCGCCCGACCGTTCGTCAATAAAGGCGACGCGTGGCGGCGTTAACTGGGTAGGGTTGATTGGAGCCAGTGCCATTATGCGCTTGTCCCACTAAGCAGCAGTTCAGCGCCCATGATGTAGATGCGTACAGGGTCTGTGCCAGACACTTCGTAGACGCGGTCACGTATCTTCATCGTTGCGCCAAGGCGGCGCCAGATGGTGCGCTTGCCAAACTTACCGATAGCTCCCATCGACTTCCAGTGTTCGTTAGAAAATGTGTGGCCGCCATCGTCTGACCAGCGCAGCATAACTTGTGGGTCGCTGCCTTGGCCGGTCACTAATCCAACACCTGTCTCGCAATCAAGCTGCATAGCGTGCTGGATAGTACGCGAGAGGTTGTTAGCGCCCGTTGGCAGCGCGCGCCATGACCGTAGCCATTTCTGCGGTGCGCCATCGTCAGCGTACACGTTCAAGTCAAACTCGTAAATCTTGCCGTTCTGATAATCCCCTACAACCGTGGTGCTGTTAAAGAACATCTGATTGTCGGCACGGTGGCGGTTAAAATCGCCGTTAACAAACGACGCACGTTCATGCCATGCGCCAGTAGCGACATCATACACCCATGTGGTGTCGGCGCTGGGGAAATTTAGGACGTAGAAGCTGTGGCCGTCCTGCTGGTATGTGTAGCCAGTGGCGTCCGAGATGTCAGCATACTCTTGCATCTGCCATTCGATAGCGTGCGTAGACACGCGCTGGCCGATGTAGCCAGCGGCCTTGTAGACGATCCCTTGACCGCGTGCGTCCTTGCCCAGCCAGTAGACTTGGTTGTCCATCTTGGCGATGCTGTACGGCGCCGCGCAGCCTAGTTCGTTGAACGCACCTTGGATACGTGTCAGCGGGAAGTCGAGCAGCCCTGCGTCGTACCAGACTTCGGTAGAGTTTGTGCCGAACACCCAGACTTCGCGGTGGTCCACAAAGATAGCAACCACATTGTCTGGATTGCCTTCGGCGCTGGCAAACTCCAGCGGGTCAACAGCCGTTCCGTCGAGCAGCGACGTTACCCAGATTTTCTGGCTGTTAGGCTCATTGAACGTAAAATAGCCGTCGATGTAGCCGACCGTGCCAGCGCCGGGGAAGTCAGGATCGGTGATCTGTTGGAAAGCGTCAGTCAGGGCGTTGTAAATGTAGCCTTGCGGGTTAGCCGCAATAAATAGCTGCGTGCCGTTGTCAGCCATGCTGACAGGGCCAGAGCCGCCTACAGTGCCTTTAGCGACAGCGTTCCAGTTGTTGTCTACCTGAAACAGCGTTGGGCCAGAGACGACATAGCCGTAATTGCCGTAGGTCCACATGCCGCGGATCGGGCCAACGCCAACAGTCGCCAGTGCAGTCAGCCCCGGCGCACGCTGAAGGAACGCTGGTTCCTTGCCGCCTTCAGGGACAATCTCAGGAAACAGGTTAACCATACGGTTGTCGGCGGCGTTGACGCTTCTAGCGACATACGCCGACCCAAGGATCGGCGTCTTCATTAGTAGTTGCCTGCGTAGATGTTAAACCGCTGACGTGAAGCAATAAGGCTGTATGGTACGGACATGATGTCATCAGGGTTGTTGATGCGTTTGATGTTACGCTTCGAGGACATAGCAATGCGGCGGACCTGTGCCGACGGCTCTTCACCAAACTCAGGCGCCATTTCGCAGGCCAAGTTATAGCGGAACGCACGCAGATAGCCGGGAGGAAAACTCAATACGGTTGCCAGCGTTGCAGGCTGTGTAAGTTCTTCAACCGAAATAAAATGCCATGTCAGGTCGCGCGTAGGGCGTGGATAGATGTACATTTCAATGTCTGGGTATGTCAGGTTGACAAAGATAACCTGCGGTAAGGTAGACGTTACAGTCTTGACCGCGATGCCGTCATACTGCTGCTGGTTAATCATTTTAATGCCGTAGCTGACGCCAGTGCCGGGATCGACAAAGTACGTCGCGTCGTCCAGCAACACGGGGCGGTTACCGACAAAGTTGCCGGTTGGCCCAAGCGTGCGGCTGATGATGCCAGAAGGCCATGTGAATACTTGGTCTTGCGTCGAGAAGACGGACAGGCGCTCGGTGTTCCAGCTATCAATCATCTGGTTCATAGCGCGCAGTGCGTCCTGCGACGTTTCAGCCGATGGAACTTCGCCTTCTGCCAGAACACCTAGCAGTCTAAGCGAACCGTTAATTATGTCGCCGGCAGTTTCCATTGGTTAGACCTTCTGCGTTGTGCGGCGGCTTTTGGCTGCCGGCATTTCGTTGACTACTGCCTTTACAGGCGCGTCGGGATTATAGCGTGTCCAGCCGAAATCTTCATCATAAAACGCTTCTTCTTCTGAAATAGCGACTTTTGCCCCGTGGACATCGTGAACAAGATAGATAACAGCCATAAAAAACCTTTAAAAATGGACGGCCCGAAAGCCGCCCAAATTATTAACTGATCGCCATGAACTGCCACTTGGAGCCGTCTGAATAGAACAGCTTGCCACGGCCAGTTGCATTGGATGTGATACCAAGCGAACCAACAGGGACTGAAGTGGTTGTCGTGTTAGCGGTAATAGCGACGCTAAGGATGTAGACGCCCGCGTTTGCATTGCTGGCAACTAGGCCGCTTGAGGCTGTTGAAACAACCGAACCTGCTGAAAGTGAACCTACAACGGCGGCGCCGGTGACAGTTACGCTTTCAAACTCAGGATCGGCGTAAGCAACGCCTACTGCTTTAGTATTAGGCATGATTAATCTCCTGAAAATGGGCGACCCGAAAGCCGCCCAAATTGGTTAAGCGACGACAGCAAACTGCCACTTAGCGCCATCGGAGATGAACAACTTGCCCACGCCGGTTGCGTTTGTGGTCACGCCAATAGAGCCAGAAGCGACTGTAGTGGTCGTGGTGTTTGCAGTAATTGCAGTGGTAAGGAAATAGATGCCTGCGCCCGACGTAGCAACAAGTGCTGGACCGCCGATTAGCTTGTTTGCTTCGACGTTGCCATCTGAAACCTGATAGGCGGAACCGCCATTTGGTAATGCCATGATAAAAATCCTTTAAAATGTTTGGCCCCCGGCGAACCGAGGGCCGTTATTAGATTAACCCCAGAGACGGACGGCCATTTGCGGACGGATCGTGCTGTAGCCATACAGAACGTCAATACGGCAAGGCATACGGTCGTTGTTGATGTCGTACTGACGAACAACGCGGAGCGAGATGCCGTTATGCACCTGACGCGAAGCCATATCTACACCCTGTGGGAGCAGAAGGTCGGCGGTTGCGAAGGTGATAGCGTCCTTGTGGTATACGAGGTTCTGCGCGTATTGCGTAGAAGCTGCACCAACGAACACGATTGCCTTAGCGTTGGCAGGCAGAGTGTTGACAGTGGCAAGTGCGTGTGCTGCCGAGTAGATTGCAGCCACAGTGATGTTGCCAGCGCCAGCGCCGCTGAGTGTGACATCAGCAAGAGCAACGAACTGGAACAACGAACCTGTGCTTTCACGGGTCTGTGGGTTGACAGCAAAACAGTCAGCTACAGTAAACACGTCACCAGCCTTGACGGTAGCAGCCGCGCCAGCGCCAGTGATGGCGATGGTGGTTGCGCCTTCAGCGGTGACAGCAGCCGAAGTCGTGCCGCCGGTTGCAGTACGCGAACCAGTGGTGAACTGCTTGATGGACTGCGACATATTGATTTCTTCAAAACCAAGTACGCCTGTACCCATCATGCCGTTCTTGAACTGCTTGCTGACAGTGTCAGTTGGGTTGAAGAGACCCTTCATGCCTTCGACCAAACCAGCGTTTGCGGCTGGGTTGACAGTGGCATAACGTGGCGACATCACGGCAGCATTTTCGTTCAGCTTCTGCTGTGCAGCAAGAAGAACAGCCGAAGTAGCTGGCGTAGTGCCGGGCGTGCCGACAGTGTTACCGATTGTTGCATACGCATTTGCAACGTCAGCGTCGATGCTGGAAGCAAGCTGCGAGATACGTGGCTTGAGAACGCGCTCTGCGAAATCGTCAAGCTGCATGGTCAATTCAGCAGTCGTGAAGTTAACGCCGATGTGCTTCTGGTTGGCAACGGTCAGCGTTGTGAACTGCTCGTTGTCATCCTGTACCTGAAGGGCTGCGCCATCAGTTACAAGTGCGCGGTCTGGAAGACGGATACGCAGGGTTGAACCAATCTTAGCACCTTCAACAGCAAAGCTGTCATCGTACTGACGGTTTACGTTACGTGTAAGAACAAGGTTGTTTTCGAGAATCTCAAGCGCCTTGCGCGTGATCATGTCGATTGTTAAAATCGAGTTAGACATGGTAATAATCCTAAATTATCGGTTGCGTTGTGCCTCGTACTTCTTGATCTGCCGTAGCCTTTCTGCCTCAATCCAATCTGACGTACTCATGGACTTTACTGACCGTGGGTCTGTCGTATCAAATGTTGGCGCACCAGCGGTGCGGGCGTTGACAGGTGCAATCGGTGCCGGGGCGTTGGAGGTTTTTTTGAACGTAGGTTCGGCTGAAAGCCGCGCCTCGATCATACCAATTTCCCTAGCTTGCAAAATGGGGTCTAAACGCGAAATACGCTGGGCATCTTTAGTGTTGACACCTAAGTGATAAATCACGTCGGGGCCAATGTCGGACGCTTGTATTGCCATTGCCATTGCGTCGGTGATCGGAAGGTTGGGG